CGCGCCGGCAGCAGCACGGCCCCGGCGTCAGCGTCCTCGGCTTCCCACTCGGCGTCGATCTCGCGCACGGCGATGGCCAGACCGCCCAGATTCGGGTCGGCGAGCAGGGCCGCATGGGCCGCAGTGAGCAGCCGGTCGGCGACGTCGAAGGCATCCGCACCGCGCGCCACCACGGCAAGCCGGACAGACAGTTGCCGGTCGACCAGATGGTTGGCGTGGGCAGTGATGCTGTCGCCATCGACGAACAGCAGCAGCGCTGGACTGGCCTCGCGGGTGACCGGCACGGCCGGCATGCGCAGCACCGGTGTCGGGGCAATCGCCGACGACAGGCGTGCGATGACCTCCCGCAAGAGGCGCTCGCGGACGGAGTTCATGGCAGTACGTGCCGGGCCGCCCCAAACGTACTGCGCCCCCTCGGGGGGCAGCGAACGAAGTGAGCGTGGGGGTGGTTCACATGGGTTCCTCAGAGTTGGGAGAGCGAGGCGCGACGCTCGGAGCCGTCGCCGATGGCACGCACGTCGCGCACCTGATAGGTGTTGCCTGCCACCTCGACCGTGTCCCCGGCGGCCAGCGTCAGCCAGGACGCCGGGTAGTCGATCTGGTAGTCCCGCGACAGTGCAAAACCATCCAGCACGGTTTCGTCGGGGGCCCGGAAGGCGCAGTGCACGGTGCTGCCCGCCACCGTGACGGCGGTCAGCAGTCCGGCATGGCGGGCTGCCTCGTACAAGGTCGCGACGTCCATCAGGCTGCAACGAGCTTGATCAGCACGCCTGGGCGGTGGCACATCGGCAGCGGGTTGCTCTGCGTGTGCAGATCGGTGCCCCGGTCGAACTTGCGCGGCTCCTGCTTGGCATACAGCGGCTGGCCGAGGGTGTTGACGGTCTCGTTGAAGTCCGCCGGCGCGAAGTAGGTCGCGAAGGTGTCCACCGTGCCGACCGGGAAGGCATGGGCTTCCCCTGCGGCGATGAAGCGGCGCGTGCCCAGCGTGCCATCGTCTTTCACATAGGATGCTTGCCCACGGTATTCCTCGAAGGTGATGCCGCTGTAGCTGAAACCCGAGCGCATGTCGTTGATCAGCACTGCACCCTGCTGCCAGTTCTGGTAGGCGGTCTTGACCTCCTTGTGGGTGGTCAGCGCCCGGAAGAACTCGGTCGAGCACAGCACATGCACGCCGGTCGAGAACTCGCCCGCAAGGCCATCCTCCATCAGGCCCAGCAGTTCCAGACAGGCCGTCTTGATTTGCCCGTTGTCGGCCGCCGTCGAGAACTCGAAGGACACCGATGGCGGGGTGATGTCGAACTCGTCGAACAGATCGACGAGTTCACTGCCATCGGCGTCGAGGATCTTGCCCTTGAGCGCGCCCATGCGCAGATGCTCCAGGGTGATGGCGTGCTTGTTGCGCATGGTCTCCAGATGGCGGGCCATGACACCGCCGAGGGCTTCCATCTCGGTTTCCGAGCCGAAGGCGCGCAGGCCTTGCACTTCCTCGGGCAGCACCACGTCGTCGTGGGGGATGTGCGGGATCACGAAGGAGCGCAGCTTGCGTTTGCCCCGTTCACCCACCGTGCCGGGCGAGCCGGGCGGCCGGGTGGGCAGCAGGTTCAGACGACCGGCGTATTCCTCGACGAGGATCTGCCGGGTGCGCACCGGCCTGGCCGGGAACAGGTTGAGTTGCTCCAGCCGCCCATAGCGGTTGGGCAGGAGGTTGATGGCGGCCGTGAGGCTCGCCATCGAGAAGCCGGGGTTGTCGAAGGGATTGAGCATGTCGGGACTCCAGAAACAGCAAACCCGCCGGCGGCGGGTCGTGCGGGGTGGGATCGGGGGTGTCGGTCAGACGCTGTCGCGGACCAGGATGCCGCGCACTTCCAGTTGGGCGACGGCGGCGGCTTTTTGCGCGGCCGTGATACCGGTGGGCCAGACCAATGCGCCGCGCGCGACGATGGCGTGACGGGCGATCAGGATGGCGTCCTCGCGGTCGATCAGCGTCGCATCGACGTCATTGCCGAGCACGCCCACGGCGGTTTCCGTGCCGTCCGTGGCGCTCGGGTCGAGGGCCTTGAGCTTGGCGGTAGCCGTTTCGCGGCCCACCACGGTGCCCAGTGACAGATTCTGCGCGGCCGCGACGGTGTCCTGGTCACGCGAGTAGAGATTCGGCGCTTCGTACTTGAGCAGGTCGCCGAGATTTTTGGGTTGAGCGACTGTGGACATGGCTTACTCCTTGGCGGTGAGCTTCTTGACGGCAGCGACCACCGGACTGTTTTCCGGGTGCTGGCTGGTTCCTGCCTCGGCGGTGATGCGCGAGGCGATTTCGGGTTGGTCGGCACGGGCGTCGAGCAAGGCGCGACGCACCTGCGCTTCCGAGAAGCCTGCTGCGAGGAATTCCGCCGTGCGTTGGGACTGGCCCGCGATCAGGCACAACTCCGCAATGGCCTGCGCCTGGGCGCGACCGCAGGCGTTGGACGGCGTCAGAGCGGCTTGGGCTGCAGGCGTCGGCTGCGGATCGGTGTCGGGCTGCGGCGGATCGCCTTGCGGATCGGCCTCGGTCGGATCAAGGGCGGTGTCTTCGTGCTCGTCTCTGGGTTCGGTCATGCTGTTCTCCAGGGTGAACGGTTTGCTTTGGGGCGGGTTTGAAATGGATTGAGTGGACAGGCTTCGCTTGGATGCACGGGCGCTGCCGGGCTGCGCCAAGCGCTGCTTGGCCGCCAACGCCTCGGTGAACTCGGTCAGCACCGCATCGAGCGGCATCACCGCGTCGGCGAGGCCTGCGGCCACCGCCTGATCGCCGTAGAACAGCCCCGCCTCGGTGGCGCGCACGGCATCCGGGTCGAGGCCGCGCATCTGTGCGACCTGATGCACGAAGATGTCGTAGAGGCGATCCACCTCGGCCTGCAACGCAGTGGTGGCCTGCGGGCTGAGGGGCTCGTGCGGCGAGAAATCGTTCTTGTGGCTGCCCGCGAAAACGGCGGTGTAGTGCAGGCCGTCTTTGGCGTCCTTCACCGACTGGTCAACGTGCAGCGCGATCACGCCGATCGACCCGACGCCAGCGGTCTGCGACAGCGTCAGGCGCTGACAGGCCGCCGCGATGGCATAAGCCGCCGAGTAGGCGGCATCGTTGGCGTGCGCCCAGATCGGCTTGATGGTGCTGGCGGCGCGGATGCGCTCGGCCAGTTCGAACACGCCCGAGGCCTCGCCGCCGGGCGAATCCATATCGAGCAGGATGCCCGCCACCTGCGGGTCGGCCAGCGCGGCGTCCAGGCGGGCTTCGATCTCGCCGTAGGACATCAGGCCCGAGGCGGCTTCGATGCCCATCGAACGCCGGACCAGCGTGCCGACCACCGGGATGACGGCAATGCCCGCCGGAGCCGATGTGGCGCTTTGGCGCGGCATGGGCAGCGGCATCGCCATGTCCAGATCGGGCAAGCCGATGCGGGAACCCAACACGGAAAGGATCACGTCGAGTTTGGGACGCGCAATGAGGAGCGGCGTCCCAATGATCCGGGACGCCAGATGAACGAGTTGCATGTCAGTTGCCTTGTGGGTCTTGCGGCACGGCCACCGTGGCGGCCGCATTCGCGGCGTTCGGAGGGGCCTTGTCATGACGCGGGTCGGAGTCAAAGACCAGACCAAGCGCATCGGCGCGCTGGTTGTCGGCGGCGATCTCGCGGTCGATGTCCTCGGCGTCGTAGCCGAAGGCCGAGATGGCTTCCGAGCGAGACAGCAGCCCGGCGCGAATGGCGGTCAGCATCGCGTCGAATTCCTTCTTGGGATCGACCCACTGCCAGCCCTGTGGAATCCACTTGGCGGCGAAGTAGTCGCGCTTCTTCTCGCTGAACTGCGGCAGCGCCAGAGCACCCTCCAAAACGGCTTGCTCCATCCATGCCCGCCAGATCGGGCGGCATAGCTGGTGGACGATCACGCCATGCTGGATGGCCTCGCAGCGGCGGCGAAACTCCAGCAGCCCGGCCCGGATCGACGAGTAGTTCACTTGCGTCAGGTCGCCGGTCAGCATCTCGTAAGTGATGCCCATCGCCGCTGCCACCGCCCGGAACTGCATGCGCAGGAATTCGGCGTAGCTCGCGCCCACGTCGGCGGGCTGGCTGAACTTCACATCCTCGCCGGGCTCCAGGATCTGCAGCGTGCCCGGCTCCAGCCCGGCCAATGCCGCACCGCTGGCATCCGGGAGGCCTTCACCCATCAGGTTGTCCTCGGGGGACAGACGCGTGATGAAGCCCGCGAACATCGCGGCGGTTTTCTTGCGCACGAGCTCGGCGTCGTCGTACTGGTCGAGTTCGTTGAGCTTGACCAGCGCCCGGGCCAGCCACGGTTCACCCCGGATCTGTCCGGGCCGCAAGGGACGAAACAGGTGGATGATTTCGCTGGCCGGAACGCGCACCGTCTCCATCCCGCCCGTGCCCGACATCGGGGCCAAAGCACCATCGTTCGGATGCGAGCGGTACAGGTGGTAAGCCACCCGCCGTCCGAGCTTGTCGAACTCGATGCCCGCACGGATGACGTTTCCGGAAGCCAACTCCTGATTCAGCGTGGCTGGCAGGTGTTCGGGTTCGAGCAACTGCAACTGCAGTCCCACCGGCAGGCCGTCCTCCGGGCGCCGATAGCGCAGCCGCACCAGACATTCACCGCCCTCACACATGGCGCGACAGGCCAAGGCCTGCAGGCCGTAGAAATCGGTGAGCCCCGCCGCATCGGCCTCCTCGCACCAGTCCCACCACAGGCTGTGTATCGCCTCGCGCAGCGCCTGATCGACCACCATGCTCTGCGGCTTGATGCCGGTGCCGATGGCGTTCGAGACAAAGGCTTCGACGCCTGCCGCTGCCCAGGCATTGCGGCGGACCAGATCGCGGCTCTTGGCGCGCAGTTCGTTCTGGGTGAATGCCAGTGCGGCGACGGCACCGGGATTGCCGACCTGCCACGCCAAGGCGCGACGGCCGCCACCGATGCCGTCGTAAAGCGGCGTGCCGCCGAACAGACGACGGCGAACCTGGGACAGCCAACCCATCAGAACCCCTTGCCCGTGGTGACGCGGATCTGCCGAGGCGCACCGGGCCACAGCCCGGTGTCCACGGCCTGCTCTAAGAGGTCGCGCTTGACCGCCGCAATGGCGGCCTGGAGTTCATCGACGCTGCGGTATTCGACGGTCTTGTCGCCGAAGCTCACGCGCTTCTCGCCTTTGGCGAGCGCCGCTTCCAGCGCGTCGAGGTGTGCTTGGGTGTGGGCCATCAGCGGAACACCGTGAGGTTGATTTCGGTGGAGTCGTCGAACGATGCAGACGCGGTGGCGCAACTGATGTCAACGTACTGAGCGGTCTTCTGGTCGGTGCTGGATCGCACGATGGCAATGCGCTGCGTGCCGCTGTTGGTGCTGCTGCGGGCCAGCGCCGTCCAGCAATAGCTGGCGTCGGGCATGGCAGTGGCGAAGGTCACGCGGTAGCGCCCCGCCGCCGTCCGGGTCACGCTGACCACGTTGTGCGATGCGCGCACGACGACCTGGTTGCCGACATAGCCGAAACACACCCACGCCCGGGCCACGCCGGGGTGGCTGGCGTCG